TTGTCCATTATCGGTTGTGTAAGTTACCGCATTTGCTACTGATTGGAGTTTTTCAATTGTCCAAGTTTCGTTGAATACAAAAATTTCTTGAGCAAGTTTTACAGTTGCTTTGTTAAGATGCTATCCAGTGAGTATCGCTTGTAGAGGTCCATATTACCAATCGAAGTATTTTGTTACGTCAAGTTCTGCTCCACAATGGCATTTTACTACCATTACAACACCTAAAGACGTTGGGCTGAAACAATAGGTGATGGCACCGCCGATGGCTCCACGTTGACAATGTGAATGGCTGTCAGCAAATTTAATCATTTGTTCTGACTGGTCTTTGTCAACCCAAAATAAAGATACTCTATTGTCAGGCTTTGCTTGATTTGTATCCTGAGTTTCCGCAATGTCCGCCTTTAACTGTTTCTTCATGGGGATTACTATACAACGAAAAATCGTAGAAGTCAATGAAATTATCAAATGTGAGAATTTAGAAGAATGGTAGCACCGGTCGGACTCGAACCGACACTGGATAGTTTTTGAAACTATTGCCTCCTGCCATTGGGCTACGGTGCCATTAATATCGTTGTCTTAGAAACGACCCGAAAGCCGCTCGTCTTCTTTGTTCTAACATGCCTTCCCATCGAAGGCGATCAATAGCTTCTTGAGGAATGACCACGAATTTTTTTTCTGCTACTGAATTTGTTTGCTGAACGGCGTTCGTTCCTTGAACAACATAATAGTTGTTTATGGTTACTTTAGAATTGTAAATGTTTATCCCATTGGTTGATTGGGCGTTAGCCACAAAGCCATAGAGTATTACAATAGAAAGAACAGCTAACCACTTCATAAAATGTGCCACTGGTGGGAGTCGAACCCACACTCCTGTTAAGGAAGCAGATTTTGGTCAACGGATAAATTTATTATCCGCTGTGAAAAAGTCTGCTGCGTCTTCCAATTCCGCCACAGTGGCAATGCTGGGTATCCGTATCGTCACAAACCGCTATCCTTTAAAATGAAAGGAAACACAGCCGCAACTCCGTTTTTGTTATTTTATCCCGGCGCCCTAGCCACCGGCACAAATTAGTAAACTTAGCGTTATCCGAACGTCGCCGCGTGGAGGCGTTTACTATGACGTTCTAGCGGAGCTTGGAGTCGAACCAAGTAGGCCAAAGGCACCACGTTATGAGCATGGCAAGATGCCGTTTCTATCACACCGCAATCTGGTACCTCCGACTGGATTTGAACCAATACCGTGCACTAATCTAGTGCTTATCTAGCTTATAAGGCTAGCGTTCTAACCGTTAAACTACGGAGGCAAAATCATTTTACATGGTCGTGTAGCAAATCACCACTGGCACTCAACTTCATTGCTACTTCACACGTAGCTCTATGCTCACAAATTCTTGTGCAATACAGCTCGCGTATCAACCATCCATAATCGTTTATGAATGATGATAAAGCTTCTTCTTTATCAGACATTTTCCTCAAATATTTGTGCTCATCAATGTGCTTTTTGATCACATCTATCTGTGTTTTCATAAAGTCTGATAAACACTCACATGGTTGCGGAGTATCCATCATTCATTAAATTGGAGCGATATGTCGGTAATGATCCGACTACTCAAGTTTGGAAGACTCGTGTGTATCCATAAACACCTATACCGCTTTCTGGTGCGGGATGCGGGAATTGAACCCGCCTCTAAACATTGGCAATGTCTTATTTTGCCGATAAACTAATCCCGCCTATGATTAAATAGTATCATACAAAAGAAAAAATGGCAAGCCTCATCATTTTTTTGAAGCGTTTAGACGTTTTGGAAAATTTGAATTCTATTTATAGTTATGAAGCTTTTAATACCATATAAAGATTTTGACAACAAGAAAAGCAGAGATTTAATACCATTAGAGTGTAAAAATTGTGGTAAGTCCTTTAACAAGTTAAAATGTTCTATTCAAATGGGTATAAAAAAAACTAGCAGACATTCTTGTGATTTTTGTTCAAAAGTATGTTTTGGTGAATATAAAACAAAAACGGGTGCTACTGTTATAAAATGTGAACAGTGTAAAAAAGAATTTACAAAGCATAATAATGATATAAAGCGAAATAACCACCACTTTTGCTCATCCTCTTGTTCAGCAACATATCATAACACACATAAAGAATATGGAACTAGAAGGTCAAAATTAGAAAAATGGATTGAGGATCAACTTACAATATTATATCCTACTTTGGAAATTCATTACAATAGAACCGATACTATAAATGCTGAATTGGATATTTACATACCATCACTGAAATTAGCATTTGAGTTTAACGGCATTTTTCATTATGAGCCAATTTATGGCGATGACAAACTTAAAAGAACAAAAAATAATGATGATAGAAAGTTTCAGTTATGCTCTAAAAATAATATAGGCCTTTGTGTAATAGACACCCACAATGTAAAATATCTTAAAAAGGAAAGAGATGGAAAGTTTTTGGACATAATAAAATCTATAGTTGATATAGCTATTAAAAATATAGCAACTTGACTATTCTCTAAATCTGTGTTAGTATTTATCTGTATGAATCTAAAGCTAATTAGTCTATTGTTCGGCTTAGCACTTGTTGCTGGCTGTGCCACTTATGTTGGCCCACCTGAACCAGTTGTTTATTATGGCTGGTATGGTGAATACTATGGCCCGTATTGGTGGGGTCCGTCAGGTGTAGTTGTATATGGTAATCCGCCTCATTGGGGCGGTCATTACTATTATGGACCACATTTCTATTACAGGGGTGCTCCAGCGCCACATGGCCCGCCGCCTCACGGCCAACCACATGGCCATTCACCACAAAGGTAAACACATGAAAATCAAAACAGAGCCACCTGAATTGTGTCTCACGGTTATATGTCTGCAAGAAGGTTGCCGGTGGGAAAGAGTTTGTGCTAATCACGAAACCGCCGGCGACTTTCGTTCAGAAGGTGGTTCAAGACCCATATTAGCTTTAAGAAGTGGTGAAGTTCATTGTGAAACTTTTCACTCTGATGGCGATGACGATAAATATCATGAATGGCCTTTAAATGTTGGCCGTTATCCATATCCTGAAAAGGATCACGCGTGCGTTCTATGGTCTGAACTGGAAGAAGAAACTGATAAATCTGAAATTGCTAGACCAGCTATGTTTGAAAAGGCTCCGCCTGACCCCGAATGGCCCGTTTCCGGCGACAAATTGATATACAAAGGCACCCACGTTTTTTGGTTTCTTGACATTATCAAAAACGCAGAAGATAATTTAGTGGTGGGAAAAGAATACACACTCAAAACTATTGATGTTGCTTCTAGTTGGTGTAGCATCACTCTGAAAGAGACTGGTGACCTTCATTATTCTCTTAGCTTTTTCAACTATTAATTTTTGCGCTTTTATTTTTCCGTCCCTATATATTGGCGTTCGGAACGTAAAAGATAGGGCTTGACAACTACCCGAAGTAGTATAAGATGTCAACCATCGCCCTCGAATCTGATGCGATGGAGCCGGAGGATGTTAAGTTCAGTCGTGACTTAAAATGGGTAGTATCTCTGATACGAAATGTGTATTTTCTGGGACAGAAGGACAATGAGAGTAATTGATAATATAAAGTTATGAGTAACATGAATTTAGAAGCATTCGGAACTTCTCCTGCAATACCCAAATCCAATCGCAAATCGAAAGGCGATGGCAGACCATCTGGGCCACCAGCTACGGTAGATGAAGGTGAGAAAGATTTACTTAACTCAATATCACTTGTCCAATGGGCAGTATGTGGTCCTCATACTTACAAGCCAGTTTCTTCTACATTTCCAAAACTTGCCAGTGGTGTTTATAGTGTTGCTGTAAGTCAATATCACGGCATCATTTATCAAAAGAAACAGATTTGCGTTGACGACCTTTTGAGATTTCCAGATTCGTTATCTGATAAAGTTCTTAATGAAATTACAACCTTTTGGGGCAAAGGTGAAAAGTTCTCCGAACATGGCTTCCTACACCGTAGGGGGTATTTGCTACACGGCCCCGCGGGTTCCGGCAAGACCTGCCTCGTCCAACAGATTGTAGCAGACATTGTAAAGGATGATGGCCTTGTATTCCAATGCACAAACCATCCAGCCGTATTCAATGACGGCCTTTCCCAATTCAGAAAAGTAGAACCGCACAGACCTGTGGTATGTTTGTTTGAAGATATTGACGCCATTGTTGATGAACACGGCGAAGATGAAATCCTTACACTATTGGATGGCGAAAACCAGATTGACAGGGTTCTCAATATTGCCACTACAAATTACCCTGAAAAGCTAGACAAACGGCTAGTAGCCAGACCGAGGCGGTTTGACAGAGTTATTGAAGTGGGTATGCCTTCTCCTGATGTGAGGAAGATGTATTTCAACAAGAAGCTAAAGGTGTCAGATACCGAACTGGACAAGTGGGTTGCAGCGTCCAATGGATTTTCTTTTGCAGCGTGTGCTGAATTAGTAATCTCAGTGTGCTGTTTTGAGAAGGAATTTGAAGAGGCAGTTGAGATATTGACACAGATGATGTCCGCACAACTTAGTAGCAGAAAATACGAAACCGATGAACGGGGAGTAGGCTTTGCTGCTGGTTTAGCAAAAGCACAACAACGATAAAATATGAAAAATAAGGCGATAAAATATGAAAAATAAGGCGATAAAATATAATCATTGGCGTGATGATATGAAAGCAAATATTATTAGATATTGGATAGAAGATATGCTGGATAATTTATCCAATGGATATAAGATAGATCTTGATAAGTTTGAAAAAAGAGTGCTAAAAATAATAAAAGCATCTACCGAAGATGAAATTAGAATGGCGTAAATATGAGTGAACAAAATAAAGAACCGAAGTATCGCTATAAACTTGGAGATAGAGTTTATTTCAACATGGGCGTAGGTAACATTGATGGCTGGGCAAAGATTGCTGGCTGTTCAACAGAACCAATGCCTGAACTAGGCAGAGGGTGGATTGTTGAACTGGAGGAACCGCGAAAAGTTGATAAGAAGGTTTATCCATTTACGCACATTGTTATCTTTGATATAATGATCAAAGACCAACCTACAACCCCAACAACTGGTAGCAATGGTTGAGTTATTTCAAACTGGTGTAATCCTCGATATTGCTATCGTAGCCTTCTTTATCTGGGTATTCTGGAAAGAAGTCAAGACGCTATTTAATTGGTTTCGTAAAAGGAAAAAGTAGAGGGGCTTGACTTCTAACGATAGAACTCAGGCGCGCGGGGCACCTGAGCAACGACAAACAGACAGGCGCAACCCCGCGTCGCTTGAAGTGATTGGTTAGGCGTTTATGTACGAGCCGAAAAACCTGAGTTCAATGAACCCTGCATTCGTAAGACCGGGGGCAACGGTGTGGCTGAATAGCGGCAGCCCACCATTGCGCGTGATCGCCGTCGTTGGCGGGACCGCCCACATGGCTTGGTGGGACGGAGAGAGAGTGCAGACCTGTAGATCACCAAGAGTATGTTTCACGCCGGAGCCGACGCCAGTCGCCAAAACGCCTAACTAATGTTTGATAAAATGTATTAAATCTAATGTTTTCTAATATTCTCTTATATTTATTAGTATGAGTAAAAAAGACAAAACCGCTATTCAATTATCTGTAAAAACAAGGGATTTGTTAAAATCTTATTGTAATAAATACGGATATAAAATGAGCGGTTTTGTTGAGAAACTCATACTGGAGAAAATAAATAATGAAAACAAAGATTTGTATTCAATGCAAAAAAGAAAAGAATGTAGATGATTTTTACAATCGTCATTTAAAATGTAAAGAATGTTGTATTATACGTGCGGGGGAGTGGGCTAAACAACATCCAATTTTAAGGCAAAGATACAGTGAAAAATATAAAGACAATAATCTGGAAAAATACAAACAATCACAACACGAACACTATCTTCGCAATAAAGATAAATTTAATGAAAATGCTAAAAGGTGGGGTAAGAAAAATAGAAAACATATAAATGAAAAAATAAAACAGAGAATGAAAGATGATATTTGTTTTAAATTGAGTTATATTTTGCGAGGTAGAATACGTGGTGCTTTAAATTTTAAAAGAATTAAAAAATGTAATCGTACGGTTGACCTTATAGGATGCTCTGCTAAGGAACTCAAATTATTTCTTGAGTCAAAATTTCAAAATGGAATGAATTGGAAAAATTATGGATTTAACGGATGGCATATTGACCATATCATTCCTTGTTCTAAATTTGACTTATCTAAAATAGAAGAACAGAAAAAATGTTTTCACTATTCTAATTTACAACCTTTATGGGCAAAAGATAATCTCATTAAGCACAATAAAATTTTATGAAATGTACGTGGATCGTAGAAAATTTCACCGGAGACAACGGATACGAAGATTTGATAGCTGAAGTACGTAAACAGGGTATTAAGTGTATCGTGTTGGACATAACAAATTATTTTGAGATAAAACCGGAAGTAGTCCAATTAAAGGAATGCGGTATTTTTCAGGGATCTATTCAATTATTTCGTAAATTAAAGTCCTCCCTATCTATATACCCGCTTGGTTGGATGACGGACCCCCACTACCTATGTACTGCCTACTGGCCGCACTTCCAAAAATTCTTGTTCAATGACAAGCACATTTTTATGTCTGTCGCTGGATTGAAAGCTAACAAGTGGTGGGTGTATGCTTCCTTTGCTAAGGATGCCTTGATTTACATTCGACCTGATGGAGGCGATAAGAAATTCACAGGTAGGCTATTGGACCTTCAAGACTTTGATAGGTTCTTTGCTGACGCTGTTCAGTGTCAAAGCAAAGATACCGATATTGTTGTTGTGTCAAGCCCGAAGAACATTCGTGGTGAGTGGCGGTTCATCTGCACTAAAGACAAAGAAATCCTTGCGTGCTCGCTATACAAATACAACGACCAGCGAACCTATATCCCAAGTGCTCCTGAGAGGGCTACAAAGCTAGTAAAGGAAATTTTGGAAGTAGGCTGGTATCCTGACCCAGTTTTTACGATTGACATTGTTGAAGATATGGACGGCAATTATTGGATGATGGAAATTAATTCGTTCACAAGTGCCGGGACATACGCTGCACCGAAGGCTCCTATTATCAAACGGGTGTCTGAGATTGCTGCAGCGGAGTGGGAAGAACAGCAAAAATTAAAGGCAATATATGATGCAAATAGTTGAATGCGATTACTGTGGTAATTCAAGCCTTCCTTTTGGGAATGTTTCTATTGACCTAACGCTCAGAAAAAGTGAAATCCTCTGTAAACACTGCAACAACATAAGCAATGAAACTCAAAGCTTGATGTTTTGCACTATTGGGTGTTTGGTAGAGTATATGAAAGAAGTGATAGATGGCAAGCGCCCCTTATGTGCCACGGCGATGTGATTGCTGAGTATTTGAACCGTGGATTTGTCACGGTTCTTAGCGACATACGCGATGGTCAAGAAATGCGTGGCGAAAAGATTACGTGGTGAGGGCTTGACTTCTACCCTTTGTCATATATAATATGGGTAGATGAAATACAAGAAAATAGCAATCCTTGGGCTGTTCGCTTTCTGTATAATCACCGTTATACCGATGGCCATTCTACTGTTGGCATCGCTTGACGACTTTCAAGACTCTACACTCTACAGCCTTTTACAAGAATTGGCCAGTGTTAGTTAGATACAATAGATAATGGAAAAAGGCTATACAGTAAACGTTTTGGACCACGGCTATGTCCGTTACATTGACCACATGGGCAGTGATGAGAGAATCTGTGAGGCAGCTAGGATTTCTTACAAGTCGCCCTCTAAAGGGGACGACCAAGATAAAAAGCTGTTGGCATATCTTTGGAAGAACAAACATACTTCGCCCTTTGAACAAGTTTCAATAACGTATAATATAAAATTGCCTTTATTTGTCCAAGGACAAATGGTGAGGCATAGAACCCAACGACTAAATCAAGTATCTGCTAGATATACTGAAATGGTGGATGAGTTTTATATTCCAAAAGAGTGGCGAAAACAAGATACGAAAAATAAACAAGGAAGTAATAATGATGAAGATTTGAGCAAAAAAGAAATACCTATTTACAATTATGATGGCGTTCTAGTAGATTATTTTGATATATCATCAGCTTTATCTCACCACTGTAAAAAATCATATCAATTATATAAACAATTATTAGATATTGGTGTGTCAAAAGAAATGGCTAGAATGTTGCTTCCACAAAATCTTTATACTGAAATATATTCCAACTGGGACCTTAACAATTTAACAAGATTTTTTAGCCTTCGTATTGAGGAACATGCGCAATTGGAAATAAGAGAATACGCAAAAGCAATGCTTGAAATTGCTAAGCAATTATATCCGTGGACCATAGAAGCGTATGAAAAATATAAATGGAAATTAGTTGAATAATAATCCATTAAAAATAAAACATGACAATCTATAAGGCACTCAAGAAGATTGACACTCTGACCAAACCAGAGTTGAAGCATTGTATTCAGCGGTTAGATGCTGAAATAGAAGGCTACTATAGGTGCATAGAGAATTACCCGCCCGATAAGTTGAAGAAGTATGGACTACCCTATCTAAAGAGGCTCATGGACCGCAAACAGCTATTTACCGACAAATTAAACAATTATGATAACGCAAATAGACCAGTTCAAGGAAATCATTGAAGGCAATTACAAAATCCTTGACCTAAAATCCTACATGGATTACAAGATTGATGTAAGTAAACGTGGATTGACCCAGCAAGAAATAGACCTGTTGTCGCCCGATAATATCAATAGCTGTTCCTTTTGGGAATACATTGAGAAAAACCCTGAACTAGCTAAGGATGCCATTGCCTTTGGCGTTACAAAGGAACAGACAAAGCAGACAGTGAATGAGAAGAATTTTGGCTTGGCCTGTAGTCTGAATGCCCTCAGTTATGTTCTCTTGTATAGGAATTGCCAAGGTATGCCATTGTTGGATATTGGTGCCGGTTATGGTATGCTAAAGGAATACGTTGAAAAGGAAACCAAGCTTGTTTACGCAGGCGTTGACGTTTATCCTAAAGTATCAGGCGTCTATCAGGTGGGAGAGGATGGCTCCACCCTACCCCCCAATATAGCTGCCAGCAAGTTTGGTTTGGTGGTGTCGTGTAATGTGTTCCAGCATTTGTCAATCAAACAAAGACGCCATTACTATGAACAAATCGAAAAGCTTCTCTACCCTGATTTCGGCATATTCACCGTTACGACAATAGCTGACATTCCTATTTCAAGGGTGAAAGGCTTCAGGTGTAAGGACAACGGAAGATACTACGCCTGTCACTATGGGCAATATACGGAAGTTCAGACGGTGGAAGAACTTGAAGCGGATTTGTCCAAACATTTCTTTATCATTTCAGTTTCTCAAAGGACGTTTGATTGTTCCTTTACATTCCATTGCAGCTTGAAAAAACCAGAGCTACAAGTCGTGAAGCTTGCCGATATGGAAAAAACCTGATACTTATTCTAAGTGAATATCTATGTATCAGAAGAAATAAAAGCAAAAATATTTATGTGATAGGCAACAGCACTTCCAATAATAGCCAAAGGCAAGAAGGCAAAACTCAAGTATCCGAAGTGAATACGCTTGTCTTGGAAGATAACTTATCTAAACAGATTAGTGCTGAAGATAAGAAGTTCATAGAGGATACGCTTTATCAAATCAAAAGCTGTGAGAGTGTAGCAAAAACATATAGCATGGCAATATCGAACGTTCTAAACAAATACAAATAAATTTATGGCAGACGACAAATTTATTCCGTCTAAACCATCACAGGCGTTGATGGATATTGATATGGCTATCAATGGAAATGGCGGTTGCGATTTTTTGACACTTCGTTTTACTTTTGAGAAATGGGAAAAAGAAGCTAAGGAAGGTAACGCTTCATCGCAACAACTGATGGATATGCTTTTCAATCTTGATAAACTACTAAAAGTTATTTTGAAAGGAAGCAAAGGTGGGGGCTTGACTTTTTGATAAGGTGCAGTATAATTATTACATTATGGATAAAAACAAAACAATAATTGACGGAAAAGGCCATCTAATTGCTCGTCAAGTCAATGGTGTGATGCTTGATGGCAAAGGACACAATGTTGCTCGTTATATTGCTAGCAGCAACAGAACTGTTGATGGCAAGGGGCGAAATGTAGGCATTGGAGATCAACGTTTGCGTCAAATTGGAAAGTAATCAACTACACAATCTCCACCCGCAATTTCTTATATGAATAATTTCTTCGATTTGAGTGTAAAACGAACATATCTACCTCTTTATAGCCGTGATACTAAAGGCAAAATAAGAGTGTGGTTTATGGAACAAGATAATGCTCAATACCGAACACATTCAGGAACTCAAGGTGGGCAATTTATTATTACAGAGTGGACGACTGCTGACCCTAAGAACGTTGGACAAGCTAACGAAACCACGGCAGTTGACCAAGCCACCAAGGAAGTCAAAGCTAAATACAAGAAGCAACGTGAGACTGGCTATTTCGATAACGTCAAAGACGTTGATAGCTTTCAGTATTTCCAGCCTGTATTAGCTCACAAGTGGTTGGATTATAAGGATAAGGTAGATCTATCGAAAGGCGTTTGGATTAGTCCAAAACTCGACGGCGTTCGCTGTGTATTCACTAAGGATGGCTGTTTTTCCCGTAATGGTAAAAGATTTATTTCTTTTCCCCATATTGGTAAAGAATTACAGAAGCTTTTTATTGCTGATAAAAATCTTATTTTGGATGGTGAGATTTATACGCATACGTTAAGTGCCGATTTTGAGAAGTTGATTTCTTTGGCTAAGAAAACGAAACCTTCTCCTGAGGATATAAAAGATGCTGAGGCACTTCAATATTGGATTTTTGATTGTCCGTCTATTGGTGGCGATTTTTCCAATCGCTATAAAAACCTGAAAAAACTAATTATTGAAAATTTCAGAGATAATAAATGGATTAGGCTTTGTATTCATAAATTAGTTTATAGTGAAGCCGAAATAGAAAAGGCTCTACAAGAATGGCTCCAACACGGATTTGAGGGTGCTATGATAAATACTCCTGATGGTCTTTATGAAAATAAAAGGAGTAAAAATTTACTAAAATATAAATTGTTTACAGATATAGAAGCGAAGGTTGTTGATATTGTTGAGGGTATAGGCAATAGAAGTGGTATGATGGGATATGCTAAACTTCAAATGGATAATGGAAAAACTTTCGACTCAAATGCTCGTGGTAATGAGGACCAATATAAAGAGATTTTAAGAAATAAAAGTGATTATATTGGAAAATCTGCTACGGTGCGTTTTCAAAATCTCACAGGAGATGGTATTCCTCGTTTTCCAGTGATAGTTGCTTGGGCTAGGGAAGATTACGAATAAAGTTGGTATATTTTTCTTTTTTCCTTTGTAAAAATATATCTAATTTTGTATCATAAATCCAACTAAGGAAGTCAATAACGCTTTTTTGTTTTCCTATCCTAATTTCTTTAATTTGCTTATTATTATTACATTGAATTACATTATTTTGCATTTTAATGTCTGAAAAATAAGATTGAAGGCGATTAATTATTTTCGAGCATAGAGGGTCAACACAACAAAGCTTATATGTTAAATATGTATATTTTTTGTGAGTGGTGCTATAGTATATAGAGCCATCACCATCCGTTAATCCTAATAAAAATGACTTGAATAAAGTTTCGCTGAATGTCTCTATAGGTATATCTAAATAAAAAGTTTTGTTTGGTAGGATACCCCATTTACTTATATCGCTGACCATTTTCCGGCTGGTAACTCTAAAATTACTAGTAGTCGTTCCGTGATTAGTTTTGTATAGTTTTATACAATTTTCGCCTACTATTCTGTTTGAATATTTTTCTAAAATATATCCATCTTTTTCTTGTAAAGATATTCTAATAGAATATTTTGAAATGTTACCGTCAGAGGCTAAAAGACCAAGAAAATATGCTTTTTCATCAGTATCTATATCCTCAAAATAATTTAAGTTTATTTTGCTATACTTTCTTCGCTTTCTCTCTTTTATTTTTCCAGTATCTTTCCATTCGCTTTCGTTTGAGGATTTCGCTGTTTCGGTAGTAATACCGCAATTGTCTTTTTCGTCTGGCTTCAAGTTGCTCTTCATTTGTTTTGTATATTAGTTTTCTGCCCATACATATAAGTATAAACAAAAAAGTAGAAACGGCAATAAAATATGAGGCTTGACTTTTTTTTATTGTGTGGTAATATTTGCTAATGTATATTTTCTTAGATAATGAAATGGGCGGTCTGGAAAGGGAGAAATATTCTCTACTTACCCTCTATTTGATGGCTACAGACGACGCCTTTAACGTTATCGGCGACCTTTACCTGTATTTGAAGCCAGACGACGGCATTTATCGGGTTTGTGCTGAAGCGATGAATGTCAACAAGATTGACCTTGTTGTTCACGATATCAAAGCGATTACCTACAAGGAAGCCGGCACCAAGCTTTACAAGTGGCTTCAATCAATTACTGGCATCGGCGTTCCCCAGTCAGGTGGAACAAGAACTGAAAATGCTAGTAACAAAGCTACTATCGTTGGCCACGGAGTTTACGGCGACGTTGAGTGGATTTGCTATCACCTGATGAACAAGGCTACTTGGGAAATTTTCACTTCTTACAGGAAGCTGGATACCTCAGCGGTATGTCAATTCCTAAAGGCTTGTGATTTGTTTCCTGAGTCTGTAAGTGGAAGTTTGACTTCCATCGCTAAATACTTTGATGTGCCGGTGGATGAAAACGAATGTCATTCTGCTGAATACGATACCAAACTTACTTTTCAGGTTTTCCTAAAATTGAGAGAATTATTACTTAGCAAGTAATATCCAATTTTTGTGAGATTTTCGCTTTCCGGTCACAAGATTACATACATATCCACCAAGGCTATGTTTTTTCTAAAATGATATTGCGTTCCAGTAAAAACTTCACCAGTGGTTTTATTTTGGAAGCTATAAATATAACCGATTACAAATAAAATGTCAAGGGCTTGACTTTTTATGTAGTTGTAGTATCATAGATAGAAGATGAGCAAAGAGTCTGAAGCCATCATAAAAGCCTACCAATTAGGTAGCAACGATAAAAGGTTGAAAAAGCCTTATCGAAACCCATTTAACAAAAACAAAAATAGAAGTAAGCACAGGGCTTACAGAAACGGATACAATGAATAGAGTGCTAAAACTCAAACAAACTGACAACCAGAAGGTTTACTGGGTATCAGATACCCACCTAAACCACAACAGAGATTTTGTGTATGAAGTCAGAGGACACAAGAGTTCCGAAGAGCATACCAGTTTTGTTATCAACAAAATCAATGAGATTGTTCGCCCCGGCGACATTCTTATCCACCTTGGCGATTTTTGTCTCAACACTGAGGAAAATGGCCTGAACAGCTTGTTAGCAAGAATTCAGTGTCAAACCATCTTCATGCTTTGGGGTAACCACAACAACCCGCTGTGGAAAGTCTATCGCAGGGAACTTGATAAGGCTTTGAAGGCCAATAGTGAAGCATTTTCTGCCCCCCTTGACGGATGGACTCCGGCAGAAGAAATTGAAGTTTATCCTTTCCGCTACAAGAACGTAGTGTTGCTTGGAAACTACGCTGAAATCAGTGTGGATGGCCACTACTTCTGTGTTTCACATTATCCTGTTCACGTATTTAACCATATGAGCGATGGTGCGAAAATGGTTTGTGGCCATTCTCACTATGGCTTACCTTTCTCACAGGCTGATAATTTACAATCTAAAATTTTAGATGTTGGATGGGATGGTTTTTCAAAACCTTTATCCACGAGCGAAGTATTAGCTATAATGAATAAAAAATCCATATTCGTTAGTGGCGATCACCATAAAAAATAGCCACTATTCATTAAGTTTTTAATTCTTTTCCTATAATGGGCACTATGTACATTTATGGAAAACGATTTTAAATTAGAAGGAAAATCATTTAATTACTGGACAGTATTAAAACAATTACCTAATAAAAGAGGCAATAGATATTGGTTGTGCCAATGTAAATGTGGTAGAACGTCAAAGGTGCCGACATATTATTTAACAAAAGGATATAGCACAAAATGTGTCTATTGTGCCAAACACACAAAGGATATTTATAAGGAAGAATTGCCCGAAGTATTCTGGAATAAAATTAAATGGAACGCAAAGAAAAGGAATATGAAACATCTTGTAAGCAGAGAGGATGCTTACAAGATGTTTCTTAAACAAAATAGGAAATGTAATTTGACAGGAATGGATATTCGCCTTCCTCTGTATGGAACAGATACAGAATGGACAGCATCTTTAGATAGAATTGACTCCACAAAAGGTTATACAATAGAAAATATTCAGTGGATACATAAGGATGTGAATAGGATAAAAAACATTTTCAATGAAAAATATTTTGTTTCTATTTGCCAGAAAGTAGTAGATTTCTGTCAAGATAGATATGATAAAGAAGAAGTTTTATTAGATGATAGGCGAAAACACTACACAAAACGACTTCTATAAAAAGTTGACTAAGTGGTTCATGGTGGTATAATTCCACCATGAATACAATTTCTTCAACTACACAATCACAAGCAAATTATGAGGCTGCCGCCAACGATGTGTTAGCGGTGCTTGATGATTTCAATTTTTACACCGATACAAAGTTTGATCCAGCAGCACTAAAGTCAAGCATTGTTGCGGCCATACGAAAAAACGTTGAAGCTAACGTTGACGTTACCAACAGCACAGGGCCAAGATAATGCACCCGCTATTAGATAAATACCTCTGCCAGAAATATCCTAAGATTTTTTGTGATAGAAACAAATCGGAAATGGAGTCATGCCTTCACTGGGGCCTTGCAGTCGGAAATGGCTGGTTCTCCCTGCTTGACTCTCTCTGTAGTCAACTCCAAGGCTACATTGATAATCCTCAATGGGTGGCCAAGAATGACGGCAGTGGTCAATACGAAACGCCACCTCCCGGCACTACAAGGTGCCCACAAGTAGTAGCAGCACAGGTCAAGGAAAAGTTTGCTGGACTTCGCTTCTATACTGATGGTGGCGATGATTACACCAGAGGGCTTGTTGACCAAGCTGAAAATCTTTCTTACTACGTTTGTGAAGAATGTGGCAGAATGGACGAATCTGTTGGCAGAAATCGTAAAGGATGGATACGCACCTTTTGTAGCAGACACAGTTGTAAAGCAGATTTTACGCCTCATGGCGGAAAGGAACTAAATGGCATTTGGAAACAAGTCAAAAAAGACGAAGCAAATAGACGGCGACGTGAAAAGTGGGCGAACGAAAGATGGAAAAGGCTCGAAGAAGCTCGCAAAAAGTCAGCCACGGTATAAGAATACGCTCGTTGTAAACTTGCTCGGTGGACCCGGCGCAGGTAAGTCAACGATGGCTGCCTCTCTGTTCTCTAAGTTGAAATGGATGGGCATTGATTGTGAGCTGGCGGCCGAGTATGCTAAAGATTTGGTCTGGGAGAAAAGGAATAAAACCTTTGAGAATCAGGTCTATATCTTTGGCAAACAACATCACAGAATCTTTCGCTTATTGGGACAAGTTCAGGTAGTTATCACCGATAGCCCGTTATTCCTTACGCCCATCTATGATGGCGAAAAGAGAGCAACACTAAAGAAGCTTGTCTTTGAGGAAACCGCTAAATGTAACAATCTGAATGTGCTAGTAGTCAGAAGGAAAGACTACAACCCCAATGGTCGGCTTCATACGAAGTCACAGGCAGCAGGCGTTGATGGAACGGTAAAGAGCTTTTTGAAACAGAATAAGATTCCGTTCATTGAAATTGAAGGCAATGAACAAGGCGTTGCACAACTCACAAACATAGTGGCAATGAAAAGAGTATTTTATGGAACCGGAATCGAAAAATGAAAATAAGCGAAAAGCAATTACTTATGCTGGTGGACATAGCTAAGGACACATTGAAAATAATGGGCCCTGTTGGCGGTTATGAGCCACAGATTCGACTACAGCTCATAAACGACATAATGAACCAACAAAGCAATAGTTTGAAAGACGTAGAGCCTTCCGAAGATTAGTATGTTGGAACTGTTAGCGTAAGACCGTCGCCTTTTGCTTTTTGTTGTGGCTTAATTGGAGTTGGCGGAGTTTGTTTTACCGTGTTAGGCGGCACTACAGGAGGCTTCACTGGCGGTTTGCCTACTGGGGCTACTGGAGTGGTTGGCTTCACTGGAGCCTTTACTGGTGCCTTTACTGGCTGTTTAGCTGGAACGACAGCGGCTGGCCTTGGTGTTGCTGGGATTGATGTTTTTGGTGCTGGTGGTGGCGGTAGCGGTGCTGGAACAGGTGCCACTGGAGCATTCAAAGCATAATCAACAGGTGCTTTATTCAGATGTGGGATTACGCCTGATAGGTCAACTGCTGTAAAGGATTTATTATCAGCGCCTCTAAGATTAGAAACTACTGATACTTTTTTTGTAACTAGGTCTATTTTTATCCATGAATTCGGATTGGTTTTAGATAGCGTATCTGGCCAAGCGTATCCATAGTTCTGACACAGAGCCTTTGCTTGATCCAATAGGTTCTTGTCGTTGGTGCTTATATGTAATGTGTTATAGTTACTCATGGAGATAAATATAAAAAACAAATTGTAAGCGAAAAAAAATATGAAAACAAAAGAGTGGATTGACAAACTAAAGAAACTATGTCCTGAGAAAGAACTTTATTTTCACATTTCTGGAGATAATGGAGAGGACTGGGGATATTGTATTCCATCGCCACTAATAAAAACAGATGTTTTAGAGAAAAGAAAATACAATAAGCAAACTTTGATTTATCAAGACAACGGAGAGGGAAAAAGTTTAGGCGAATGTAATATAGTTATTTTGTAATTTGTTGGAGTTTTTTGATTGGAGTAATATACTTATATCATATGGGCAGAAAACTAAAATACAAAACATATGATGAGCAACTTAACGCAAAACGACGTTGGCGAAGAGAATATTACCAACGAAACAAAAAACAAATCAATGAAGATAGAATGCGAAAATATTATAAGCAAAAAGAAATGGAAAAGAAATTGTGTTAAGTGTAAAAAAGATTTGTATTATTCATCTAAATGGATGTATGATGTAGCAACCAGAGAAAATAGGTTATGCCATAAATGTGCCAATTTCAAGAAACGAAGAGGCAAAAATGTCAAATGTGATTTTTGTAAAAATGATATTTACATAATGCCTGATGCTTTTTCTAATAAGTTTCATTTTTGTTCGTTAGAATGTAGAAATAATTTTTCTAAAAATAATAGAGAATATTGGAAATGTCCATCAAAAATATGGAAAAAACAAGGTAGAGTTGATGACGTAAAGAGAAAAGTAAAGAATAGGTTACGTGCTATTGAAATATTAGGTGGTAAATGCGTCAAATGTAGATATAATAAATGTACTGGTGCTTTAGATTTTCACCACAAAGATCCTATGGAAAAGGACTCTGCCATAAAAAAGATTTGGTGTAGGAAATGGGAAACAATAGAAACAGAAATAATGAAATGTGTATTGCTCTGTGCTAATTGCCATAGAGAACATCATTGGAAGGAAAAACATGAAATGTATTAGTATTCGTCAGCCATTTGCGAGCCTTATTGTGGCAGGCATAAAAGACATTGAGAACCGCTCTTGGATTACGCCCTATAGGGGGAAGGTGCTTGTCCACGCTGCCCAGAAGGTTGACAAGAAGGGAATGGAACTGGCAAAGCAGATGTTAGGTGCTGGTTTTGTTAAGGCTATCTATGATTACACTGGCGGTATTATAGGCGAAGTAGAAATAATTGACTGCGTAAAGCACAGTGATAGCGATTGGTTTGAAAAAGGATTTTATGGTTTTGTGTTGCGTAACGCAAAGGTATTACCCTTTTATCCTTGCCGTGGACGATTGGGCATTTTTGAACTGGCGGCTTGACATTCTATAAAAATCTGTTAGACTTATTCTGTGATAGAAATACTGGACAAAAGGTTGCTGCGAATTCATCAAATGTGGGCACATCCGCCGTCTCAGTTCATTTTGATTGGTGAAGGATGGAAAGCTGCCGCTACGTCTTGTTTCAAGGCTGAGGGTGCCTTGCCTCTTTATCAGAAATGGCGTTTTCGTGATGAATACGGATTACCGCCAGAGGACATTGATTGGTGGTTTATCCCTGAAAGAAATGATGAAGGGCATTTCATTTCCTATCCGATGTTCGATATTCTCTTTGAACGTTCGCTTTGGATTAGGTGTTTTCCCACACTTACTAGCAAAATCATTGTTCAGTTATTGACTTCCAAATTCGCCACTCGTGAAGAAATGTTCAACTTTTTCTGTGAAGGCTTCAACCTTGAGGAATTCAGCGAATTCGTTAGAGAGTGTGGGCAATACGAATACCCTTGGAAATACATTCAATCGACTGTGGAGAAGTATTTCGCTGACAAGTTGACTTGGATAGAACTTACTACAATTTACCCATACGTTGTCAACAGCAACCAATCGGAGCTTGAAGCTCTTTGCGATACAATTCTCAAAGAAAATCAAAAAAGTATTGATGATTACAAGAAAGGCAAAACTAACTCAATCAACCACCTGAAAGGTGTAGCTATGAAAATGACCAAGGGCAAGGCCGATATTCGGATTGTCACTGAAATTTTGGAGAAAAAACTAAAAGCATGAAAAAACAAATCGCAGTTGCATTATTGGCTCTATCCTGCATCGCCTCTTTGGCGGGGGACATTGAGAAAACTTACATGGTTTACGGCTACAAAAAAGAGCCGGTAACATTCACCGCAAGGATGCTATATGACGATTCGCCTAGCTTCACTTCGCCTATCAGTGTTACGCCATCCACGATTACACTTTCTCCCGGCGAAACCAATTATTTCATATTGAAGCTAAATACAGACGTTAACGGCACATACATGAATACGCTTTTTGTGAACGGTTGGTCTAAGCCAAAAACCAATCTCGTTGTTGGAGTAGTTTCCAATCTGTTCGGCAGATTCTATTTCAAAGTCGTAAAGTGAGAACTGAGCTATTCCAGAATGTTATCAATCAGGACTCCGAGCTATGTAGAGTCCTGAGACGCCTACCGCGGCCAGAGCCAGACGGCCCTTGGTTGGCTGGCGGCTCTGTGTGGAAGGCTATAGAGGACTGGCCTATTGCTCACGACATAGATTTCTTTTTTAGAGACGCTGAACAGCTTGAACGGCATAAAAGGGTGATGAACTCAATCCCCTATTGCTATCACGTTGTAGGCGAAACTAAGAACAAATATAACACGACTTACCAATTTCACATTTGCGATAAGGAATACAACAAAACAATCGCTGTCCAATTCGTTTCTTTTAGGTTCTGGAGCAGGATAGAGGAACTGCTTGATGGGTTTGATTTCACCGCTTGTCAGTTTGGGTTCGATGGCGAACGTATCGTTGTAGGCGACACAGCCCTTGAGGACGTTAGGCGCAGGGTAATACGCTTCAACAACGTCCGCGACTCCGTAGCTACGGCGGTTCACCTGAAAAAATACATGGAGAAAGGCTTTTCCATTCCTACTACTGAATTGCCTAAGTTCAATGAGATAATGGAGGCGTTGAAGAAGTCGCCTACTCCAAAGAAAGAAGGCTATCCAAGGTCCGTTACGATTGAGTCAGGCCCTTTCAACCCGCGAATATCAGACTTTGATTTGACAGAATTTTCTGTTGTGACAAATAGTGTTACGCCTAATGCCAACATACAGTATGTTAACACAACTATCAATCCACAATTCTATAGCACCATAAATATAGGAGGCATTCAGAGTGCTCCCAACACTGCCCAACAGATAGCGGATAATTGGGTAGCATGTCAGCAAACTAACGAAGATACGCCTACCATACCGACGACTGTAAGATTGCCTTCGCCACCGGGCACAACTACAATAGGCGAACTCTGAGGCTTGACTAACTAATAACCAGTGGTATAATTTCTACAATGTATCTGTTAATCAAACAATTTGAGTTGAAAATACCTGATTACTATGGTAAAGGTAATTGTAATAATTGCTTGTTTTGTTTAGAGTTTCCTTATGGCACAGCTAACGGATATGAAAAACGATTCATTTTCACGTTGCTTCATCCAAAGGGATTTTGCTGGCCTTATGTAAATAAATATAACGGACATGCTCGTTTTCAGTTCGGTTGTGGATTGTTTACAATTTCCTTTGATTGGTTAAACAAAAAATCAATTAAGTTTGTATGAACGTGTTATATTATCCAATAATGTTTCTGCTTTGTCACTTCGTAGGCGACTTTTGGCTACAATCCGACTGGATGGCAATGAACAAGAGCAAGAAATCGTTCAACTGCTTAGTCCATGTTCTGGTTTATACCGCCTGCTTCACCATACTGACTCTATCGTGGAAAGCTCTGTTGTTCATAGGCGTCACTCATTTCATTCTTGACCGATGGCATTTCATTCTTAGGCGGTTGGTTTGGTGCCGCAACCATTTCCCCAATGGTTATCCAGCATTTGGGTATTGTGATACCACGGGCTATTATGACGATTCTCCATATAATTCGCTGAAGCCTATGGTGAATGACCCAGAAATGGAAAAATATGGAAAGCCACGGCTGTTTTTCATTACGATGTGGCTTTACATTATCCATGACAATACGCTTCACCTGTTATGCAACCTAATAGCCTTGACTCTATTGGCTTCTTAGTGTGGGTTCTGCACCACAAGCTTTGGAGTAAGATAACGATTGACGGGCGGTTGCGTTCCCAAAGGTGGTGGCGTAATCGCCTCAATGACCTAATCAACAGCCCGACTATACCTATAGTGTTAGGACCAGAGCCAGATCTTGAACCGGCACCTATGCCATTTGAGATGGAAATGCCTGGTTTGAATTATGAAATTTTGCTAAAGGCGTGGAGAAGGCTTGACGAAAAACGAAAACCTGATACTATGTAATTGTTGATGAAAAATCTGGCAAATGAGTCCCCCGAAGTTGTAGAAGAACTTCCCAGCCGTGATGTTGTTCGCCTTCCTGATGGGCATAGGCACTACTGGGGGTCTGACTATCCCTACAACAAAGTTCACCGCTTCCTAATGTCGCGGGTTGGAACTGACTGGAACGAAGTTTTCTCTGAATTCGTTCACTTGGAATGGGTGCCCGAAGCACACAAAACCCGCGAACGAATTGCTCAGACGGTGATTCTCAATACCTTTGAGAAAGATGGCAAAGTTTGGTTTTACGACAACTGGTCTTACAATGGCAATGAAAAGAGCATTGAAGATTATCGCAATGGATATGGACAAGTTTTTTACGTTCATCCCAAAACCAAGGCTCTTTGCTTTCACAGACCAAAGCAGGTCAATGAGAAGAAACGCCGGGAAGAGGAACAAGCCAAGACTATGCGAATTTTGGGTGACTATCACCAGCTTCTCAAGCTCAAAGGCACTTGGTTTGAAGTAAAAGCCAAAAAGGCCGAATCGGACATTATAGAGATTGACGGCCTTCATTGGAAGAAAATTGTTCACTTCATTCCGCCTGAGACTAAGACGATGAAGTTTTTCGGCCGTAATTACAAAGCGTGGAAAGTCAACCGTGACGACCCGCCTACTTGGATTGTAGTCAATGGCGAATACTACGTTCCTTCGCACGGTGAATGGCGACACAGTGGCAGAGACATTGGCCCTAAAGACAGGCTGATTGATGACGAAGAAGGCGTTTACTATTGGAACCGCCACAATTACAGCTCTATCAAAATCACTCTCCAACGCCAACTCAACAGCAAAGAGTTGAAGAAATACGGCATTCGCAACGACATAAAGATTGAGCACCGATGTCCAATTTGTGGCGGCAAAGAGTGTCTCCAAAAGCACGATAGGCGATGCGATATTTGTGGTGCCCGTTGGTGCCAAAATCACGAGCACCATAACCGACCAAAAACAGTATGAGAATCACGTTGGCAGAAGGGATGCACTATTGATACGATTGTGGCGAGCTAATCCTCGATACAGACCACGAATCCGTTTGGTATTGTGCCAAGCACGCAAAAGCCCGTGGGTGGAATATCATTGACGGTAGAAGAATCAAAGTGCCGAAAGACGATGAAAGCGAAGAGCAAAAAGCCTGAATTCCTGATAGGTGTGCCTGATGGTCCTATACAATACATGGAACCATCATGGGCGAAAGAATGGATAAACATTTACAATAACGGCGGTATAGGTTATCAAGGCCAGAGGAAACCTACCGAAGCAGAAAAAGCAGACATTAGGAAACGGATAGCTAAGCTTCAAGACCTTCTTAATGCAAGACAACAAAAATTACAAGAAGCATGGTATTTGATGCAATGAAAGCGAAGAACACAGACAAACTGGAGCGGGAGAACCGCCAACTGAAACGGGACAATCTGCTTCTAAAGAAGAAAATACAGGAGCTTGAGGAAAAGAACTATCGGCTCGTTATGAAACTTGAGCAGTATAGTTCGCCCAATGACTGATTTATGAAAAAAGAGAGTAGGAGTTTGTAATGGTTTTGCTTAACCAATAAATATTACGCTTTTCAATTTTTCTCTTATATTTATAGTGATTATCTTGCTTTGGCTGATAATTTTCGGTTGAAAGACTTGCCATTTTCCAAAACCAGCTCATACTTATAAATGAATGCACCGGTAGTCTAATTGGATAGGCAGCAGTTTTCTAAACTGTGTCCCGTAAGGGCTATAAGGGTTCAAGTCCCTTTCGGTGTACCAATGGCTCTGTAGTGAAATTGGATATATAATAAAACTTTCCTAAAGTTTAGTTCTGGGTTCAAATCCCAGCAGGGCTACCAATTTTTAATTCTTCAATAAACCTCAAAACTTCTTCTTTAGTGGCATTATTTTTTGCCATATTTATCAATAGACAAACAAACTCAACATTTCCTTTAATATATCCTTTTGTTGAATCAATTCTATCTAAACTGGCTTTTTTGAGAGAATGTGTTTGAGAACGTGATTTAGTTGTTTCCGGTAATACCATCTTAAAACCTGTATATGGGCACGTTCCTTTTTGATTATTCCATAATTCTTTTAAGTATTGAAGGTCTATATTGTATTCATATCCTTTATGTTTTTTTCTCTCTTTACATTTAGTAATGAAATATTTGAAGGAAGAAAACGTATCTTTTCTGTTTCCGGCTCTACTTTTTATATCAAATAATTTTTTCCACGACTCTGGTGCCATGTGTTTATTCCTATAAATAGTTTGACACCGCCTACCACAAAAAGGTTTCATGTTTTTCTTTATATTACAATATTTGTATTGGTGGACATTTCTCTCAAAAGGTTCGCCACATTGGGTACAATTTAATGTTATAGTTTTCATACATAATAAATAGTGAACAGGGTGAGAAAACAACATTGTTATTTTCTCACCAATTTATTATTACGATCTTTCCTTTATTTTTCCCATACTTATTATCAGATGAAATACGCTGATATGAAGTCTATTATCAAAGATTCCCTACGCGAAGCCTTCTTTTCAAAAAAGGTGTTACTTACCGAGTCCATGAATCTTTATATAAAAGGGGCTAACTATGAGAAATTAGAAGAATTGCATGAAATTGGTTGGAAGATTATGCGACCTGTTTGGCAGTTCTTGGAGTCACTGCCGAAAGACCAGTTAGAGTATTTTATGAAAAATAGGATGCCAGAGACTCTAACGCCTGATGGTGACGATTATTTCAAGCCATACGGTATCTTGAACTTATACACAGCCGGCCTCACAAGACAAGCACTAACCGGGACGTTGAAGCTAATTTTTAAAGGTTTGAAGGATTTGGGGATTCCTTTCGGAAAAGTCAAAACAGAGCAGAGTGGAATGTTCAAGAGTGGCGTAATTCGTATTCCCATTCTGAAAAACCCCTACCACGGCACATACCAAGGACCACCAGAGCTAAATCTTTCCAACACCAACGCCTATCAGATATTTCACAACGTTTTACAATACGAAGGCGAACATGAATTTCACATGAAAGCTAAGGAGTTGATGGAAAGAATTGAAACCTTAGCAAATGACCCCGGCTGGATTGACAAAAACAAAATCAATCCCACCGATACGGGCATACCAGACGCCGAGCAAGACGGCAATCCGGACCTTGAAAATCCACACATGGGCATCGTAAACCAGCTAGGCAATGCGTTGGGCGGGCCACGGATGATTGGGGGCGGTATAAGTGGTGAAAGAATCAGGGACATTTTACACGAAGTCTATCTCATTGCTCAATGGGCAGATGACCACGGCTTTGAGGATTTATACATCGCTTAGTATCTCTTTCAGCTTTTCCTTCTTCTCCGATGAAAGTTTGGGCATAACCAAGTTCAGCCTTATTTGAAGTAGAACGTTGCCTTGGTTCTTCGCTTTATCATCCCCTATGCGTAGGGTGTAGGTAGTGCCGTCCCTAAAATCTGCTGGTATCTTGAACTGGATTTTCTTACCAATAGCTGGTATGTCAATTTCTACCTCATTTTGTAAAATAACGTCTAGCAGAGTAACGTTGACTTCCTGATTTATTTGAGTATGAGCGGTGAAATGAAATGACTGACCACCTACGCCACCCATTCTGGCGAACATTTCATTTAGATTTATACCATTGAAGCCAAATCCATGCCCACCGAAAGGATTGAATCCCGGCGGAAATCCGGGTCCGTGTGGTTGTTTTGGATTGTCATACGCAGCACGTTCCTGTGGATCAGAAAGCACTTCATATGCTTTGTTTATTTCCTTCGCTACGTTTTCATCGCCGCCTACGTCAGGGTGGTGTTCTTTTATCTTACTCCGCCAAGCTTCTTTTATTTGTTCAGTTGTAGCATCTCTGCCGATTCCAAGAATTTCATAATAGTTTGACATAAAATTTTCTAACTTTTTTCTAACTTCAATGATATTTATTGTTGTGGGAAGAAAAAGAAAATATAACACAGAAGAAGAAAAGCGTCAAGCGAATAGAGATAAATATATGCGCCACTATTGGAAAAACGCTAAAAAAATAAAAAAGAAAAATCTCAAAAGGTATTATGAAAATAAGCGGAATATACAAAATAGTAAATAGAGCCAATAATAAATATTATGTTGGATCGTCGAAGGATATTGAAGATAGGTGGATACAACATAAAGCAGATTTGAGAAATAATAATCATAAAAATGATTATTTACAGAATGCTTGGAATAAACACGGAGAAAATAATTTTGACTTTATTATTGTTGAAGAAATAGAGCCCACCAAACAAAAATTATTAGAAGTAGAGCAAAAATATCTCAACATTGTAAAAACCGAAAAAGAAAAATCTTATAACCTAAAGTTTGTAGCAGAAGGTGGTGATATTAGCGATTATAGTAAAAATAAAATTAGCCAATTTCATAAAGGAAGAATAGTAAGTGAAGAAACAAAAAAGAAAATAAGCGGTGCTACCAAAAAAGCAATGAATGCTCCCGGAATGTTTGATAAAATGAGTAAAATAAGAAAAGGAAAACCAGCATCTAAAAACTGGCTAAGTAAAATCAGAGATAATACAATTTACAATTTTATCAACATAAATACCCAAGAAAAATTTTCAGGCACCAGATATGAGTTTAGAATAAAGCATAACGTAGATAAAGCAAGTGTAAGAAGCCTTGTTTTAGGACAATTCAAGCAGATAAAAAGATGGAAATTAGACAATGAATTGCTTTCCATTTCTGTAAGCGGTCAATCCTAATTTAGCATCTAAAATATGAATTGGTATTTTAGCTTCTCTGAGCATAATTTTAGAAACTTTACAGGACTCTGCCCACCTAGAATAACGCATTTCTCCCCATTGCTTATGAATAACTATATTTTTTATACCTGCCTGTATTACTGATTTTGAGCATTCGCAACAAGGAGTCCATTGTGTATAGAGGGTAGCACCCAATGTCGGAAATCCAAACCTAGCAGCAGATAGGACGGAGTTATCCTCAGCGTGAACAACCAAGTCATATTTGACTTCTCTATCGGCATACCGTTCTTTTTTGTCAAGTACTCCGATAGGAAACCCATTGAAGCCTGTTGATATAACGTGCTTATCTCTTACAAGCACAGCTCCTATTTTCGTTGATGGGTCTTTGCTTTTCTCTGCGGCAAGATATACTTGCTTCATAAACCAAACGTCCCAGCTAGGCGGATTATAGTTGATGAACTCTGTGCCCGATGGTTCAGATAATAGTTTCTTTAGTAATTTCTTCTTCATTGTTTTACCAAGCATTTTCCTGTGCCACATGGGCAGTCTGATTTACAAGGCGAAGGTTGGCCACAACCCAAGCATATGTCTATTTCTTTGAGTTTGTATTGCCCTCTCCAATTACATTTTTGGCAAGGCCACAACATCATTGGCTCACCTTCAATTACGATAAACCGGTAATTTTCGCAGATTGGACATTCGCTAGTCATTAGAAAATTTCCTTTATTTCACCAATAGCACCATACAGATCGCTGTTACATTGACCGATGACTCTTGATTGTGCTTTGTTGAGAGTAGCTAATAAATCTTCACTGTATCCAGCAGTAGCTTCTAAGAACTGAGACTGCGTGCACCATTTATCTCTAAGCTTTTCTAATATCGCAATAGCTTCTTCTACGGTTTTCATAGGCTGTAGTATCTCATAGGCGGGGCCGGTTGACAACTTATTTTATTGCGGTATTGTGGGGCTTGACACTCTATAAAAACCATGATACCATTAGACAGATATGATTGGCGACAGAACTGATACACCAAAGACGATATACGGAACAGCCATTGGGTTGTTCGATGGCAAAGAAGTTTACCTTTCACGGAGAATTGACACGCCACTTTATCCAAAGAAGTGGCAGTTTGTCAACGCGAGATTGAAAGCTTCTGAACAATCACAAGCAGGTGCAATTCGGGTTGTTGAGGACCAAACCGGCATTCAGTTGACCAACGACCGCCTGTGTTACGTTCATGCCATAACGATTGCCGACACAAACGAATTTTATTATGTCTATCTCGTTCATCTGCGACCCGGCGAAAAGCCTATCAACTCCGATACCAAGTATCGTTCTGAGTGGAAGAAATTCAAACTCGAAAACGCCGTTGTGTTGGATTTGGTGCCCGGCGTTCGGACCATTTTGAGAAAGCTTCTCCGTTGTCTTATCAAAGTTGAGGAAATGGAGAAAAACCAAGCCACTGGCCAAAACGCCTTTCTTGATATAAAGGCGGAAGCTGACGCTATCTACGACGAGCAAAGAAAAAGAGAAGAAGAAGCAGAAGAAGCGGCACGCCAATCAGGGCCCGGCGCAACTTGGGAAAACAATAACGGAGCGTGGGATGCGCTTTCTGAATTGGGTGGGTGCTAATTTTATTTCACTCAAAAAGCGTTGTTTTTGTGAATATAAAATGGTGTAATCGTTGGCAGGTTCATACTTATTAGTATGAACAATTCTTGTATCTATAAAATAAAAAACACAAAAACCGGCGATGAATACATTGGCTCTACTTTAAGAGGATTTGAGTGGAGAAAATGTAAGCATTTGAGAGAACTTAAACAAAATAAACACCACAATAGACACTTACAAAACGCATATAACAAATATGGCGAATACAATTTTCAATTTGAGATAATAGAAAAAATAAGCAACCCAATATTATTGATTAAAAAAGAGCAAGAGTGGATATTAAAATCATCGCCAGTTTATAACGTTATGAGAGACATAAAATCTCATATAGGCATAAAAAGAAGCGAAGAAACACGTAAAAAAATATCGGATGCTTTAACAGGAAAACATTTAAGTGAAGAAACAAAGCAAAAATTGAGGTCGTTGAATACAGGAAAAAAGCAATCATTGAAAACAATACAGAAAAAAAGAGAAAAAAACTTTAAGCCAGTCATTCAACTTTCACGAGAAGGTAATTTTATAAAAGAGTGGAAATCCGCTACGGAAGCTGCCGAACAATTAAAAATCAAGCGATATATAATATATGCTTGTATCAACGGACGAAAACCTACATATAAATCTTTTCGGTGGAAACAAAAATAAAATTTGCCATTTTGGAAAATGATGATATAGTTATAGGTGTCAAATACGTCCAGATTTAATACGACGCTTGACATAATATAAAACCGAGATATAATAAGGTTGGTATATGATGAAAACGATAAACGAAGCATCTGAGGTCGGGGCAATAGTCGCACGATTTCAAGTTCCTGAACTCCATGAGGAACACAAAGCTCTCATTCAGAGAGTTATTGACACTCACCCCCGAGTATTTGTAATCATTGGCTTAGCATCCGATGCGTGTAAATGCACGT